GGTGTCGTGACTCCAGATAAAGACCCTGAGCCAAAATCTATAGCATCTATAGACAAAGCTGCAGACTCTACTAAACCTAGTAAGAAGAGAAAAGGTGACAATGATAAGAAAGATGCACCTCAAAAGTTATCCGCTGGATATCATGGTGAGGAATCTGAATCTGATGAAGAAATCGTAGTCGAAGATATGACTAAGATGGAAGCATTAAGAAAAATCATTGAAGAACTTAAAGGTCTTGATAAGGATGACATCCAGTCCTTGGTCAATGAAATGATGAAGAAAGATGACGAAGAAGATGAAGATGAAGATGAAGATGAAAAGTCTGAGTCAACAAAAGCAGACCTTCTTAAGAAAATTGCTGAACATTTCAAATCAGAGGACGAAGAAGTTGTGAAAGAATCTTTAACTGCAATCTTAGAAGCTTCTAAAGAAGAAGACGAAGATGAAGACGATGAAGAAGATATGGATGAAGCTACTAAAAAAGAAGCTTCTCATGGTGATGACGAAGAGGAAGATGATGACGAAGACGAAAAAGAAGAGTCTAAGAAAGAATCTTTCGATATGTCAGACGATATCGATGCATTAGTCGGTGGTGAAGACCTTTCAGAAGAATTCAAAAACAAAGCAAAAGTAGTATTCGAAGCTGCTGTATCTGCAAAAGTTAGTGAAATCAAAGAAGAACTTGAATCTCAAAAGAGAGACGAGATTGTTGAAGCATCTAACGAAATCAAAGAAGACTTAACTAATAAAGTTGATTCTTTCTTAGGTTATGTTGCAGAAGAGTGGGTTAAAGATAACGAACTTGCAATCGAAAGAGGACTTAAGTCTGAGTTAACAGAAAACTTTATACAAGGACTTAAAGCTTTATTTGAAGACCATTATGTTGAAGTTCCAGATGACAAATTAGATGTTGTTGACGAACTTGCAAGTAAAATCGAAGAAGTAGAATCTAAACTAAATGAAGAAGTTTCTAAAAATATCGATTTAACATCTGAAAGAGATGAACTTGTTAGAAACAAAGTGGTAAACGAAGTTTCAAAAGACTTGACTGAAAGTGAAGTCGAGAAACTTACAAAGTTGATTGAAGACTTAGATGCAGATGATGAATTTGAATCTAATGTTCAAACAATTAAAGAATCTTACTTTAGTGACGAAAAATCGAAATTACAGTTAGATGAAGAAGTGGTTAGTGATAGCGAACAAAATACTTCGACTGAGGAAAAAATCCTTGACCCAAGTATGGCTGCATATTCTGCCGCAATAGGAAAAGTTGACCCTAACTTATATAAGTAAGGTCGACTGATTATTAACACTTTTTATTAAATAAGGGGAAACATAAAATGTTTATGTCAGAAAACTTACAAGAGAAGTGGCAGCCAGTATTGAGTCATCCAGATTTACCAGAAATCAGTGACCCTTACAAAAAAGCTGTAACTTCTGTGGTTCTAGAGAACCAAGAAAGAGCCTTTAATGAAGAGAATGGAATTCTTTCAGAGGATGCACCTATCAACAACGCAGGTGGTGCTGTTGGTGGAACAGGTGTTGACAACTGGAATCCTATTCTAATTTCTTTAGTTCGTAGGTCTCTTCCAAACCTAATTGCATACGACATCTGTGGTGTGCAACCAATGACTGGCCCAACAGGATTAGTATTCTGTATGAAGGCTAGATATAACGACAATACTTCAAGATTAGCTATGACTGAAGCATTGTTTGACGAAGCTGATTCAGACTTTGCTGGAGCAGGAACACAAGCAGGTACAGACCCATTTGGGGATGCAGCTACTTATGCAACTGGTACTGGTATGACTACAGCAGCTGCAGAAGCAAAAGGTGACTCTGCGAGTAACCCATTTGCATCAATGGCTTTCACAATCGAGAAAGCAACTGTTACTGCTAAGTCAAGAGCTCTTAAAGCTGAATACACAATAGAACTTGCACAAGACCTTAAAGCAATTCATGGTTTAGATGCAGAAACAGAACTTGCAAACATCTTATCTGCTGAAATACTTGCAGAGATTAACAGAGAAGTTGTAAGAACTGTTAACATCCAAGCAAAAAATGGTGCTCAAACTGGTGTTGCTAATGCTGGTAGATTCGACTTAGATGTTGATTCATCTGGTAGATGGTCAGTTGAGAAGTTCAAAGGTTTACTCTTCCAAGTTGAAAGAGATGCTAATGTAATCGCAAGAGAATCAAGAAGAGGTAAAGGTAACTTTATCCTTTGTTCATCTGATGT